CCCACCCTAAACGTTTAGGGACACCTCATGCCCTTATCGGACGTGAGGCGTTAAAGTGTAGATCTTGATCAGGTTTACACCTTTGTGACCAGGCAACGTAGTGACTAGTCGACCGAACTTATCGTAGGAGGCATGCACGGAATTCCCACTGAGCGTCAGCTCAGAGAGAGACCTTGCAAGGGCCGCCACACCACTCGCGGAAAAATCACGCGACGTCGAAAGCAAGCCCCTCGCAGGGCTGTCTTCAGACGAATAAGTGGAATAAGTCGGTAGTACGCGGTCGCCAGGGAGCGTCTTCACAGACTTCCTTGAGCGATTCGTGTACGTTTCAAAAGTAAACCCGCCCCATCCCCGCTTGCGCCCGTGAGGGCTCAAAGTGAAATCACCCAAAAGGTGACCGTCACCATATCCGTCCGGTCCGTATTTTCGTACGGTCGGGTGGATATAGTCGAGGATGATTCGACAAACTTCCTCGTCCTGACGCCTGAAGTAGGCGTTATGAAGAACGAAGAGTTCGCCGAGAGAGGCAGAGTCCTTCAAATAAGAAGGCCTGATGTCGATTCCCTTTAAGTAATCAGCACCGCAGGACTCCCGAAAGGGACCAGAAGAGAAGCTCTTATCCGGATTCGGGATAAAACCCGTGACCCGGAGAAGCTCCATGAGGTGACCGGCCACGTGTGACGGAACGATTATATCGTCGCCATACACGGAAACGGTGTCTCCCTCATCTGCGCACGCGTAAGCTAATGCGTAGAAAATGAGGCTCTCCAAGGGGAAGGTAAAACCATTCCCCATCGAAGAGAACTTCTGTAGTCTAACACACTGGCCTTTATAGCTGACACTACCGGTACGGTAGTGCCCCAGCCATATAGCCCAATCGAGAGGAAGCAGGTCATAGACCAGGCCCTCGGCGATAGTGTCGGATGCCGAACTTAGGTCCAGGGTTGCTAAAGCCCCGGTTAACGACCCAACGCGAGCCAGCCTCTGATTAAGAGTCTGATCGCGCAGGTTGATACCAGCTTTGGAAAGACGCTTCGAGATATAGTCGCCGATGCCCAGTTGGAACATACTGTTCAAAACAGGCTCGACGACGACAGAACGGTGCGTCTTCCAAGACTTAGGGACGAAGACTAGTTTACCGGGATGGACATCCACGTCAACTAGCCTTGTAGCGGGTTCCTCATCGTCTGATGAAAAGAACCAGCCAAGGAGATCCTCGTTAAGGTGATCTCTGATCACCGCGAGGAACTCTTCACTACAGGCGAGCCTCCCTCCCAATTTTTCACGGGGGGAAGCCCATTTTTTAACGACCGTGGTCGTCGCACCTGGGCCGAAGCGGGGTTTTATATCCTCTCGGCAGGGAACGGGTCCTAGGATCTGTGCAATTTTCCGCTGAGCGCGAAATAAACGCGCTTCAACGTCAGGGAGTAATGAAAAAAGTCCCTGAGCACGGAGCCTGAAGATCTCGTTGGTTCGAGCGCAAAGGCGCTCGCCCTCAACAAAGGTCGATTCGGCAATTTCAGTCTTATCGATGCCATGTATTTCAATATCAGCACGCTTTTGGAAGAGCGCCTGGATTTGCCTTACATTGATAGCATCGGAGACACTGATCTCGTCGTAGCTAACCTTCATCGCACACACTTTCTCGATCGCCTTTGAGGTCAGGTACGGGCTCACGCCAATATCCTTCACCCAAGAGGCGAGCTGGAGAAAGAGGTCGGTATCAATTATCCGACTTAAGTGTACAGATGCGACTCGACAGCAAAGAGAGTTAGTCTCGTCCGTCGAGAGTTCTTTATCCCAAGTATCAAGTTGATACATAAACGCTCCTTTATGAAAGGGTAAGTTAGGGCTACCGACAAAGTTGGAGAGTGACCGTTAAGTCGGGCTCACCAACAAGTCGAAGAGCTCGGGAGCTGGGCCAACGGTGACGGGGGCGACAGAAGCCGTCACACCACCACCGATGTTCAGCGCGAGTTGACGTACGAGACGACGGCCAGTGACGTCGGCACGCTGATGAGTAAACGCGATCATAGAGACCGTGTTCTCATAAGCGACCTTCGGCGCGGCAGTGTAGCCAGCGGCATTTTGACCGCTGATACTCTCCATAACGGGGACGATCGTTCGGTGTTCACAACGATAAACGCCAGATTTGAGCAACTCCAAAGTGGAGAAAGCACGGACCTGAGCGTACGTTGGAACGCCCGCGAGACCCTCACGCCAGTCCGCGCGGACGACACCCTTTTCACGGGTGACGCTTACGGGGAGCAGCGTGTGGGAGACCGGGACGGCAGCGCCATCAAAGGCGACAAGGTTTGCAATTGCGGACATTTGCTTCTTTCGCTACAATAGTAGCATTGCACGCAGGTACCGGAAATCGGTATTTGCTGCGGTGGCGTAGGTAAACCTACGTGCGGGAGAACAGAGAATTACTCCGTGCGTCGCTATTTATGCGATTTCCGGATAAGATCCCCGAAGTTCAGACCCTGTTGCGACAAAAGCGCTACGGCATTAGCCGCATGGCGCCAACTCGCCACCTTTTCTAGTGGCTTTATGTTAGGAGAGGGCACGGTCAGCGAAGAAGAGACGGTTCTCGTGAGAGAACCACCCTTCATAAAAAAGCGACGATTCCCATCGATACTCCAAAGAGTAGGGGTGTAGAAATCGTAGCCGCGAACGTGGTACCTAACAAAGCTGGACGTGACAAACGTCCCAGTGAGAGCCTGAGAAAGGCCTC